CGTCGCCGAGGCCGCGCCATAGTCGCCCGTCGCCGAGGCCGCGCCATAGTCGCCCGTCGCCGAGGCCGCGCCATAGTCGCCCGTCGCCGAGGCCGCGCCATAGTCGCCCGTCGCCGAGGCCGCGCCATAGTCGCCCGTCGCCGAGGGGCCTTCGGGGAAGGCGCGATCCGTGATCCACTTCACCGCACGCGAAACCATCTCCGGGATTTTGATCTCGGCCGAGATCGTGATGCGCGCGGCTGCTGCTTTGGTATCCTCGTCGTGAAATCCGACCTGCCCACCGAGTACAACCTCGGCGAAACGACCGGATGCCGGCGGATAGTAGTTGAAGACGTCGAGCGGATAGAGGCAGGCGTGATAGCCACGCTTGCAGGCGGCGATATTGCCATCGAGTTCATACGTTTTGCCGATCTCATATTGGGTGCGGATGCCACGATCCGGATTGCAGATCAGGGCTTTGTCGAATCCCTTGATGGCAATCAGACCACGATCATCGACGCCAATGACGTTCGGCCACGGGCAGGGATCGCCGGGGAACCGGCGGAAGCTGTCGACGAGGAGCTGCGCCAGCTTCGGCGCGCGCTTCGGAAGCTCAGAAAGCCCCGTCCCGAGCCCGGCGGCCGGCACGTAGACAGTCTTGCCGGCATCGAGCGCATTCGCAATCTGCTTGATCTCGGCGAGCAGGATATCCCTGCATTCGGCGGTGTCGGCGAAGAAGTCATCGTCCGCCATGCCGGGGGCGCGCTTGGTGGCGACGCCGATGGTGTTGGGTTCGCCGCGCATGGCGCCGGCCTGTCCTCCGAGACCGGCGCGCCCCAAGTTGTCGCCGAACACGAAGACGGCGCCCGGCTCGGACTGCACCATCTCGCGGGTGATCATCTGCACATATTTGACGGGCATTCTCTTTTCTCCAGATATGGCTTCGCCGTTCCCGGAAACTCCGGGCTACCGGCTTCGGCGATGTGGGGTGGTGGTCAGGCCGCCTGTTTGGCGGCCGGCTTGATCAGGATGCGGGTTGACGTGCTCTCGGTGTAGTAGCCGTCAAGGGCGTCGCCGAGGTCGGCCTGAAGGCGCTTGGTGTCGAGGCGTTTGCTGGTGCTCTCCGAGGCCGTGACGATGTAGTCGGCGCCGCGGCAGACGTTGAGGCCGCGCCGGCGGAATTCCTCCTTCATCTCGTCGAGCATCTCGACACGCGCCTTGATGTCGCTGTCGGCGCTCCCGATCTCGTCGGCAAGCAGATCGGTCGGCATGTTGTGGTACTGATTGGGCATGTCGATCTCCTTCAGGCCGGCAGGCAGATCCAGGCGCCGAAACAGACAATCAGGATGACGATGAGGCCGGCGATGTCGCGGAATACGGCCATCAGGCCGCCCTCGCCTTGACGGTCGCCGCGTCGGCAAGCGGGTTGTACTGGACGTCGATGAGACGCAGGATTTCCCGCTCGACGATGTCTGCCAGCGTGCCGTCCGGATCGCTGGTCCGAAGCCGGGCCACGTCGAAAGCGTGAGTGGGGCCGCCGAATTCGGAGCGATAGGAAATCTCGGCGATATCCCAATCGTCGCCGTCATGCTCCATGGTCACGACGCAGTCCATGCCGGCGAGAAAGACGCCGACGCGACCGAACAGTTCGACATGGGTGGGGATCTCGGCGACCTCGCCGGCCAGATCGGCGTTGTCGTAGCGATCAGGATAGGCCGAAAGGCGGTTGCTCCAGATGGCGTCGGCGGAAGCATGGAACATGGTGTCCTCCATCTCTCCGCTTCTTCGTGCCGCGGGGCGGCAGATCAGCGGTGGCACCTATGTAACCTAACAGGTAACAGATGCGCAAGAGGATTGTTTCCATGTAGGTAACATCACGAAAGAAAAAAGAGACGCTCCGGCGAACCCGTCACCGCGAGCGCCCCCCTCACGCATTCAACCTATCAACCGAACTTGGCCATCTTGAACCGGACGAACTCGATAACCTCCTGGCGAACCTCCGGCGGGGCGTCCCGCAACATATCGTCCAGGGTTCTTGGTGTACCGGGCGGGCATGTTATAGGGTCTTCAGGGCGTGGACAGCCAATAACATACGAAAATGATTCTAGATAATCCTTGCTCCAGGGTCGTTTCCCGCTCTCAACACGCGAGACCGTTTGCTTGGTGGTCTCCATTCGATCGGCCAGTTCTTGTTGTGTCCAGCCTTTCCACTCGCGCCACTCCTTGAAATAGGTTCTGACGGGTCTGGTGTTCTTTAGTCCGATCCGGGCGGGCATCGCTACTCTCCATTCTTTTCTAAAAGAGTAACCTAATTGGTTACCTGTGTAGTTATCCCCACAGGTAACTAATGCCTTGCTAACGTGTTACCTGTGTGGTAACCGTCTGGCCATGGACGGGCTAACCGACTGGCGAAAGACCAACCAACTCACTGCGAAGCAGGCCGCTGATCTGATCGGCGTCAGCCGCACTCAGCTTTTCCGCCTTGAGAGCGGAATGCGGCGCCCATCCGCTTCGCGCGCCAAGCAAATTGAGGCAGTGACCGGCATCCATCGTTCGCGGCTGCGTCCCGACATATTCGAGTCCCCGGCCACACAGGGATAGGACAGCATGCACAAGAACAATCTTTCCGACTTCGTCATCGGTGCGACCAGGCTCTTTCTGGCCGGGTCACTTGCCGGGGTGAGCTTCACCATCGCCGCCCTCAGCCTCTTCGGCATGCTCACCAGATAACGGGGCGCCCAATGACTACCACCGCCGATATCGGACACCCTGCGGTTCATCCGCATCTAGCACCGGTTTCGATCACCATCCCCGGCGATCCGGTAGGCAAAGGGCGGCCCCGTTTCTTTCGCGGTCGAGCCGTGACGCCGGCCAAGACGCGAGCCTACGAACTGGCCATCAGGGCGGCCGGCGAAAAGGCTGTCCGCGAGCATGGCCGGTTCAACGACGCCCAGCCGCTCCGTATCCGGGTTGAGGCCCGCATGCCCATCCCGCCGAGCTGGTCGGCGCACAAGCGTCAACAGGCGGTCAGCCAGAGCCTCCGGCCGACCGGCAAGCCCGACTGCGACAACCTGCTGAAGGCCGCGGCCGACGGGCTCAACGGCGTGCTCTATCGGGACGATGCGCAGCTCGTCGAGACAAGCATCGTCAAGGCGTACCACGAAAGCCCGGCGCTGATCATCGAGGTCAGCGCCGTGTGAACGGCAACCAATCCCGGCGCCCGGTGCGTGCCTCCTCCCGGCACGCGGTCTTGATCGCCGCTCTTCCCCGCCGGGCGCCGGGAATAATGGAGCGGCGCAGGGAGAACGATCAGATGGCAATCAGCCTTGCATCACTCAAGCGCGTGTCGGCGGTCATGCCGCCGCGCATTCTGGTCTACGGTCCGCCGGGCATGGGGAAGACGACGTTTGCCAGCGAGTTCCCGAGCCCGGTGTTCATCCAGGTCGAGGACGGCACGCCGTCGGGCCTCGAGATCGACACCTTCGGTCATCTGCAATCATTCTCTGAGGTGATGGAAGCGCTCTACGCGCTCGCCAACGAGCAGCACGATCACCAGACCGTCGTCATCGACAGCATTGACAAGCTCGAGCCGCTGGTCTGGGCTCAGACCTGCGAGGACAACAAGTGGTCCGACATCGAGAGCCCCGGTTACGGCAAGGGCTACATCGCCGCTGACGCTGTGTGGCGGGAGCTGTTCGGCGTCGTCAATCTCCTGCGCAACTCGGGCATGGCGATCGTCTTCATCGCTCACTCGACGATCGACCGTTTCGACGATCCGCAGACCACGTCCTACTCTCGCTATGACATCCGCATCCACAAGCGGGCGATGGCGCTCTTCCAGGACGACAGCGACGCCATCCTGTTCATCAACCAGGACGTCACGGTCAAGGAGAAGGACGCCGGCTTCGGCAAGAAGGAAGCCAAGGCCACCGGTGGCGGCAACCGCTTCATCTACACCGAGGGGCGCCCGTCGTTCGTAGCGAAGAACCGTTACGGCTTCCCCGACAAGATCCTCTATCGCCAAGGCGAGGGCTTCGCCGCCATCGCCCCCTACCTTCCCGGCGCCGCTCCGGCGGCCCAGGCTGCGGAGTAACCGGCCATGGCTCAGCTTCCCGGCACCTTCAATCCCGATGAGTTCCCGTCCGACGACTTTGATCCGATCCCGGATGGCTGGTATCCCGCCCAGATCATCGACAGCGAGATCAAGGACACCGCCAGCGGCGGCCAGATGCTGAAGCTTTCTGGCGAGATCACCGACGGCGACTTCAGCGGTCGGCTCTTCTGGGACAACCTCAACATCGTCAACCGCAGCGAGGTTGCCCAGCGCATCGCCAGCCAGCGGCTTGGCAAGTATTGCGCCGCCGTTGGTCTCGGGCCGATCGACGACACCGAGGATCTGCACAACATCCCCTTCATGGTGAAGTTGGTGATCGAGCCCGGCGAGGGTCAGTATCGCGACAAGAACATCGTGAAGGACGTCAAGCCTTACGAGAACGCGGCGTCGCAGTCGGTGGCACGCGGGACGGCCGCGGCGAAGCGCCCCGTCCAGCAGCAGCCGGCCCCTGCTCGATCTGAGGCGCCGGCCCGATCTGGCAATCAGCAGCAGCGCCCGCCCCAGCAGCAGCGTCCGGGGGCGAGCGGGAGCAGCCGCCCATGGGGGCAGCGGCAGCAGTCGAGCCAGCATCTCGACGACGACATTCCGTTCTGACGTAGCCGGGAGGCCGGTACTCGGGCGTTCCTCGTAGACCGGCCTCTGCTCTCCGACAATCCGATCCACCCGACATCGCGCGGAGGCGTGACGATGAACGTTGAACCTATGCCTGAAGACAAGATCAAGACCGCGTTGCAGGTGGCCGCCTCCATTCTGGAAGCGATCCGCCCCTACTGCCTGATTGATCTGACGACCAAGTACGGCATCTCGCACAAGGGGCATAAGCTCGGCTCCTTCACCATCGACGAGGCGCTCGACATCGCTGACGCAGCGCTTGGCGAGGCCGACTCCGGCCGGTTCGATCTCTCCGACCATCTGGAACATCAACGCGAATGGTCAGATCTCGCGTTCGGTCCTGGCTTACGCACCGAGGGTGTCAGCGATCATATTCGCAAGGAGCTGATCGAGGTGGCCGCCGACCCGTGCGATCTTGCGGAATGGATCGACGTTGTCATCCTCGCTCTCGATGGCGCCACCAGATGCGCGAGGCATCTCGGTCTGCCGATGAGTGCCGTCGTCGACGGAATCATCGCCAAGCAGGCGAAGAACGAGGCTCGGCAGTGGCCGGACTGGCGGACGGCTGATCCCAACAAGGCGATCGAGCACGTCAGAGGCGAGGCCGATCATGGTTGAGCTTCCGCGCGCCGCCCGCTTTCCTACAGCCGAGGCCGTTTACGCTGCCTACGTCGAGGACAGCGACGACACCGAGCGCACCTATCTCGGTGCGTCTGTCCTCGGTGACGAGTGCGAACGCAAACTCTGGCTGGCTTTCAGGTGGGCTTTCCCTCCCGAGCGGTTCGAGGGCCGAATGCTTCGGCTGTTTCAGTCCGGACACCGCGAAGAGGCGCGCCTGATTGCCGACCTGAAGCGCATCGGCGTGGTGTTCGATGAACTGCCCGACGGCGAACAGCATGCGGTCCGCTTCGCCGGAGGGCATGGTGGTGGTCACCTCGACGGCATCATCGTGTCCGGCGTCATTGAGGCGCCGGCCGCCCGTCACGTCTTCGAAGCGAAGACCCACAACACCAAGAGCTTCGCGAAGCTGGTGGCATCTGGCGTGAAGGCAGCGAAGCCGATGCACTACGCCCAGATGCAGGTTTACATGCACCTGAAGGGCATCGATCGCGCCTTCTATGCTGCCGTCGAAAAAGACACCGACAGCATCTATACCGAGCGGGTTCATCTTGACCCCGTAGCCGCCGTCGCTCTGTTGGCAAAGGCGTCGCGCATTGTCTTCTCGGATCAGGCTCCGGCCAGGATCAGCGAGAAGCCCGACTTCTACCTCTGCCGGTTCTGCGCTTATCAGGAAGCCTGCCACGGCTCCGCATGGCCGCGCATGAACTGCCGGACTTGCCTTCATGCCTCCGCGCTTTCAAGCGACGGCGCGTGGAGTTGCAACAGGCACGGCGGCAAGCATCTCTCCCGAGGAGACCAGTCCGCCGGCTGCGGCAACCATCTCTTCATTCCCGACCTGATCCCCGGCCGGCAGATCGACGCCGACCCGGAAAGGGAGACCGTAACCTATGCGCTGCGCGACGGCGGCACGTGGACAGACGGGGTGGCCGAAAATGAAGCAATTTGAGGTTGATCCCGGCAAAACGAAGATTTTCGATATCGAGCTGAACGGCAATCTTGAAGCGACCTTCATCGGACAGGCGCACTTCGGCGGCTCGGGGCCGACCGGTAGGACGTGCCGCGAATGCCAGCTCTGGCATGTGCTGAAGAATGCCAGCAGGGGCGCCGCCGCTTCGCCTCAGGCTCCCGGCTATTACAAGCGTCGAGCCAAGACGCCATACGAGCTTAAGCCCGCGAAGTGCCACGCCAAAGTGCCGAACAAGGCACCGGATCGCATCCCGCATTATGCCTCGGCGTGCCGGCACTTCGTCGAGAACAGCAACGCGCCGGCGGCGCGAATGGAACCCCCGAAAAGGCCGCGTCGCACGCCGAGCAAGGAGGCGAAATGATCGACCTCCTTACGCTTTTCGTCGACAGCTCGCTTTGCCTGCAAACATGGGCAGGCGGCTGGGGTGCGTGGGCTATCCGTAACGACTGGCAGGCTGGCGGCATGCTGTTCGGCGGCCGGTTTGGTCGCAATACCAACCCTCGCACCTCGCGGGAGGCGGAGCTATGTGGCATCGCCAACGCGCTTGCCGCGCTCCAGAAGCTCGATCACCTCGACGACGTCGAGCGTGTGCTGGTTCAATGCGATTGCCTTCAGGCGCTCGAAATGATCGCCGGCCGGTTGGATAGGGTGACGGTGAGCAATCACCCGGCCGGACACGGCATCCGGCCGAACATGATGAGGCCATCGGAGATGGAAACGGCGGCGCTGGCCTCGATCGAGAAGGCCGGCAAACCGCTGCTGGTCCGCCATGTCTACGGGCACCGCGGCGGCCAGAACCGCCAGTGGGTGAACCGGCAGTGCGACGCCATCGCCAAGGACTACATGCGCGAAGCCCGCGCGATGCGCAGGGAGGCGGCGGAATGATCTCCCTCCGCCCCTATCAGCGCGGCTCCATCGACACCCTTTATGGCTTTTGGGAGAGCGGCGGCGGCAATCCATTGATCGTGCTGCCGACCGGTGCCGGCAAGTCGCTGGTTATCGCGACGCTGGTCCGCGAACTGGTGGCGCAATGGCCGTCACTACGGATCGGCGTCATTACCCACGTCAAGGAGCTGATCGGTCAGAACGCTCAGGAAATGCTCGGCATCTGGCCGTCGGCGCCGATCGGCATCTACTCGGCCGGCCTCGGGCGACGGGACCGACACTCTCGCGTGCTGTTCATGGGCATCCAGAGCGTCCACAACAAGACCGCCGAGGTCGGCGCCTTCGATGTGATCATAGTCGACGAAGCGCACCTTATCCCGCGCTCGGCCTCGACTATGTACGGCCGCTTCTTCGCTTCGCTGCGCGAGGTGACGCCGGACATGCGCATCGTCGGCCTGACCGCGACGCCGTACCGGCTGGATAGTGGTCGGCTCGATCGTGGCAAAGATCGCCTTTTCGACGAGATCATCTACGATGCCAACGTCCGCGACCTGATAGAGGCGGGTTACCTGTCGCAGCTGATCAGCAAGGCGACGGCAACCCGGATCGACGTGTCCGGCGTTCACATCCGCGCCGGCGAGTTCAAGGCCGATGAGCTTCAGGCTGCCGCCCGCCGGCCGTCCGTCGTGGTCGAGGCTTGCCGCGAGATCATCGAGTACGGCAAGGATCGCCGTGGCTGGCTGGCATTCTGCACGGGCGTCGAGCACGCGGCCGACGTGCGCGATTGCATGCGCGATCATGGCATCAGCTGCGAGACGATCACCGGAGACACACCGTCGAAGGAACGCGACCAGATCATTGCCGCCTACAAGGCGCAGCGCATCCGGTGCCTGACCTCCGTCGGCGTGCTGACAACCGGCTTCAACGCGCCGCACGTCGACCTGATCGCACTCCTTCGGCCGACGCTGTCGACTGGCCTCTACGTGCAGATGGTCGGGCGAGGCTTTCGCCTTGCGTCGGGCAAGGAAAATTGCCTGGTGCTGGACTTCGCCGGCAACGTGATGCGGCACGGCCCCATCGATGCCCCCAAGCCGAAAAGCGAGCCGGGCGGCGGCGATGGTGAGGGCAAGGCGAAACCAGACGACGTTCGCGCGAAGGTATGCCCGGAGTGTCAGGAGCAGGTTGCCATCGCGACGCGCTATTGCCCGACGTGCGGCTTTGAATGGACGCGGGAAGAGGCGGCGCACGCGGCCCACGCCGAAGACGTGGCCATCATGTCCGACGAGCAGAAGGCGCCGAAGTGGCTGGAGGTCACCGATCTCCGCTTCACGCCATATGACAAGCCGGGCGCACCGACATCGCTACTCGTCGAGTATCAGTGCGGGCCGGCCGCGTACCGCGAATGGTGGGCGTTCGAGCATCGTGGGTTCGCGCGCGACAAAGCCTGCATGATCTGGCGCCGTCTCGACGGTGGGACGCCGTTTCCGCGCACGGTTGCCGAGGCCATCGAGCGCACCGGCGAACTCTCTCCGATCACCCACATCCGCGTGAACAAGAACGGAAAACACCTTGACGTCGTCGGGCGGCTTATCGGCCTCGCCGCTGGAAAGGAGGCCGCTGAATGAACATGCCGATTGGTCACCGTATTGGCTCGGCGCGTTGCCAGTTCATCGCCGAGGTTCGCCGCATATCGGCCGGCGTAGAGCAGGGGAGAGCCGCATCCGAGGGGATGCGAGATATTCGCCGCGCGCTTGCCACGCTCGACAAGGCGGCGTCGAAAGGTCGCGAAGATGATCGCCGCCCGCAAGCTTAGCACCGACCCTCTGGCCGGTGGCCCGTGCTTCTGCTGCCGACGACGGGACGATGGCGCGGCCTTCACCTGCAAGCCCGGCTATTTCGAGCGGCGACCGCTCGTCTGGTGGAGCTGTGACGATCACATACACCTCGCACGCAAGGCATTCATGATGCCACGGAAAGAGCTTGATCGAGCGGAACAGGAAGCGCTGAGGGACGCCGGCGACGCGGCCGGCGCCTACCTCGACGAGATCGGCGAAACCGACCTCGCAAAACTCGGGGCAGTGGAGTGGGTGTCGTTCCTGCGCAAGATCATCGACACCTTCGGCAAATCGCTTGCCGAGCGGCTGGATAAGGCGCCCTGATGGCCAAGCTCGGTTTCACATTCGACCCGGCGGCGCATGCCGAACCGTCCGCTCGGGAGATCAATCTCGCGGTCGCGCTCGCGCTGGCCGAGGCCGGCGTTCCTGTATTCCCGGCTCGCGTCACCAAGGGCGCCAACAAGTGGGACAAGACGCCGCTTGTCGAGTGGCGCAAGGCCGCAACGTCGGACCCGGCCATCGTGCGCCGCTGGTGGATGCAGTTCCCGGACGCACTGCCGGGTATCGAGCTGGCGATGTCCGAGCTGGTGGTGATCGATGCCGATCGGCATGGTGGCCCTGACGGTGTCGCTGCGCTGGCCGAACTGGCGGCATCCAAAGGCGGCATGCCGGCGGGGCCGGTGGTGGAGACGGCCGGCGGCGGGCTACACCATATCTTCCGCAACTTGTCACAAGAACCGCTTGGCAACGCCCGCGGCAATCTTCCAGACGGGATCGACGTGCGCGGCGCTGGCGGATGGATCGTCGCGCCCGGATCGATGCGCGCCGACGGCGCGGTCTACGGGACGCTGGACGGGCATCCGTCGCTTCTGGAGGCGATCGAGGCCGATACGATCCCACCGGTACCGAGTTGGATCGTTGACATCATCAAGACGCCGAAGGCTCGCGACGAGGCCCCGCCGGCGGCGACGGCGTTGCCCGTCGCGTCTCGGCCGGCCAGCTCTGCGCAGGAGCGCGCCTATGCGACGGCAGCGCTCGACGACGAATGCGCCGCTGTCGCCGGATCCTATCCCGGCACGCGCAATAGCGAGTTGAACCGTGCCGCGCTGAAGCTCGGGCACCAGGTGGCCGCTGGCCGTCTGGGGCGCCACGAGGTCACGCAGGCGCTGATCGCTGCCGCCCAGGCTTGCGGATTGGCCAAAGACGATGGCATGCCGTCGGTGCTGAAGACGATCGCAAGCGGGCTCAACGCCGGCATGCGCACGCCGGCGCCGCCGCTCGAAAGCACCGCGGACCGCGATGAGGAGGTCGGCGCCGCCAGCGCCGCCGCGTTGCTGCGGGAGCGCATCGACCCGGAGACGGGCGAAATCATCAGCGAACCGCATCCGACGCCGAAGGGGCCGGCGCTGAAGCTCTTGCCTCAAATCATCCCGGCCGATCTTCAAGGACAGCCGGTGCCGGTACGGCGGTGGATGGTCGACGATCTTGTCCCCGAGGGTACGGTGACCAGCCTCAACGGTGATGGCGGCACCGGCAAGTCGCTTCTGGCGCTTCAACTCGCCATTGCCGCGTCTGTCGGCGGCGTATGGCTGGGGCACCGTGTGCCGCGGTGCCGGTCGCTGTTCGTGACGGCCGAAGATGACGCCGATGAATGCCACCGACGCCTCTGGTCGATCACGCGCGCCGAAAAGACGGAGCTTGCCGATCTCGACAATCTCCGCGTCTCGTCGCTTGTCGAGGAGCCGGACGCTGTGTTGGCAGCCCCAGAGCCGCGCTCGCGTCGGCTACAGCCAACAGCTCTATGGGGCGCTCTTGAGCGCTTCGTTTCCGAGTGGCAACCCAAGCTGGTGGTGCTCGATACGCTGGCCGACCTTTTCGGAGGTGACGAGATCGACCGCGCACAATCCCGCGCCTTCATCGGCATGTTGCGGCGTCTCTGTGTCCAGCGTGACCTGACCATCGTCCTTCTTGCTCACCCTTCGGTGTCGGGCATGTCCAGCGGTAGCGGCAGTTCCGGTTCAACGGCTTGGAACAACTCGGTTCGGTCGCGGCTCTATCTCCGGCGCGCGATCGGCGGCGACGGCATCGAGGATGACCCGGATTTGCGTGTCCTGACCACCAAGAAAGCCAACTACGGCCCCATCGGCGCCGAGATCAAGATGCGGTGGGTAGACGGGCGTTTCGTCGCCGAGAACGTCGACGAGCCTCAGCAGGACCCGAGCGCGGCAAAGGCCCGCATTGATGCGCTCTTTCTGCGGCTGCTGGACGACTATGAGGCCGAAGGCCGCTTTGTAGGCTCGGCACGATCATCGAACTATGCGCCGACGGTTTTTGCGCTGGACGCGCGAGCCAAAGGTACAGATCGCCGGGGGTTTGAGGGGGCGATGAACCGATTGTTCGCCGAGAAGCGCATCCGCAACGCCGAATACGGGCCACCGAGCAAGACCCGCATGCGGCTGACCAGGTGCCGGCCGGAAGATGTTGCGTAGCAGGCCCGGTCCGCGCGGCGGCTAAGCCGCCCGCTTGACGGCTTCCTCGAAAGGCTCTCCGGCGGCTTGGAATGCCGCTTCTAGCTGGTCGATGCGCGAGTTGTGATCGAGGCGAAAAAGCCGGTCGACCTGTTCGCGGTGCCAGCCAAGACGGCGAGCCAGTTCGGCGCGCGTGACGCCGTGTTGCCGGCAAACCAGAAACAGCAGCGTCTTCATGCTGGCGGCGAGTGGCAGCCGGACTCTCTCGGCATTGCCGGATGGATCACCGAACGGCACGTCTTCCCAACGCGACAGGCGCGCCGCAACGGCTTCCTCGATGGCCTCGGCGGCATGCCGGAGGGCGTCGCTGCGATCTACGCCGAAAGTGGTCACCTCGGGCAAGATTGGGCACGTCACCAACAGGGTGTCGTTGTCGTCGGGCGTCAGCTCGACAGGATAATAGAGCATCGTTCCGTCCTTCCTCCCGGCCTCACTTGAGGCCGAGGTCTTTCTTGATCTTGTTCACGAGCCCGGAGCCAAGTTCCTTGCTCGCCCCGTGCATGGGGATCTGCGAGGTCCTGTCACCGCGCCGCACCGTCACATGGCTGCTACCGCCCCGGTGCGTCTCGAAAGTGCAGCCCTGTCGGGCCAACCAGCGTTTGAGTTCTTGCGCGTTCATGATGAATATAGGCTACTCCACAGAACTGTGGAAGTCAACATATGTGTGGAGTTTTTTTGACGGCTGGGTGGTGTCGTTCATATCAAATCTTATAAGCATGAATACCTATCTTGAGTACAGAACTCCATTTCCAGCCCCCTTCCAGCCCAAAATCGGCGCTTCCAGCCCCCTTCCAGCCGGCTTCCAGCCCCCTTCCAACCGGCTTCCAGCCCCTTCCAGCCTCCTGCTTCCCCCCTCTATATCCCTAAAGGGATATATCCCCTCCCTTTGGGAGAGGGAGGGATATCCCATCGGGACAAGGGATTGACCAACGCGGCGAATGGTGGCACCAAAGCGATCGCTAGATGCGAGACGGGCCGCGGCGAGAGATTGCCGCACCAATGCGAAACCCGATCATCCGGGACTATCAGTCCCTGCTTGCCGAGCTGGTCGCCGAACGCAAGCGGCAAGGCCTCTCCCAGATCGACATGGACACCGTGGCGTTCATCGCCGACGGCTATACCGCCAAGCTCGAAGCCGGCTACAAGCACTTCGGGCCGATCTCGCTCGCTGCCGTCCTCGGCGCCCTCAATGTCGCCCTCGTCCTCGTCAGGCTCGATGAGCATGGCCGGCCCCTCGTTGACGACGAGGTGGCAGCATGAGCGACGCTCTTTCCGCCCCTGCCAAGACCTCGCAAGAGCCGGTCGCAACTCAGGACACTGACGCGCACCTGTCGGCGCTGTCCCGGCGTCAGGTCGGGTTTGTTCAGTCCATCGTGTGGGATGGGTTGCCATTCACGCATGTGTTCCAGAAGCTCGGAATTCCGGAGCGCACGGCCTATCGGTGGATGAGAGAGCCTGCCGTTATCGCAGCGATCAAGGGTGAGGAGCGGGTGCTCCGTTCGTCGGCCCGATCCGGCAACATCCTGGCCCTCAAGCGCATCCGGGATACCAGCGACAACAGCCTAGCGGTGGTTCAGGCGGTTAAGGCATTGGAACAATTGGCGGATCAGGAGCAGGGCACAGCCCCACCCGGCCAGTCACGCGGCTATGTCATCGTCATCAACGCGCCGTCAGCAGCCTCGACGGCTGCTGACGCAAACGTGCAACCCGCTGTAAATGCACGCATAATCGACGCGACGCCCATCTATGACGAGTGCCACGACGCGCCGGACGGCGGATCGGAGGCGGGCGGGGGGTAGCTCGCGGCGCGGCGCCCAGGGCGGGACCCCGCCCGGAAAAACCGGTCGCCGTGCAAGAGATCCAACTCCCCACGCACGATTTCCCCAAATAAACCCGAGATTTTTTGTCAGCTTAAAAAATTTGGAGGTCGACTTTGACGACGATTGCTTATCGGGCTGGAGTAATGGCCGCCGACACTGGCGCATGTTACGGAGGCGCTAAGGTTTCCGGAGCCGTGAAGATGGCGAAGGGGCCGGATGGCTTTGTTTTCGGCATTGCTGGCAATGCTGCTCTCGGTACCGCATTTCTTGATTGGGTCCGCTCTGGCTATATCGGAGAGTCGCCGCTTATCCCGCTCGACAAGGACGGCGATAACGAGATCGTTGTATTGCGCGCAGGTTCGGATGGCAGCCTCTCGCTGCTTTCCCACTTTGGCGCCGAGGATCTGTCAGGCCTCCCCTACATGGCAATAGGGGCGGACGCCGCCGTAGCGCTCGGCGCCATGCACGTAGGCGCTCCGGCAATCAGGGCTATTTCCGCCGCGATCGAGCATGGCCGGTGGACATCCGGAAAGGTGTTCGAGCTTCCCGTTGGAAAGTCTATCGATGCCTGAAATCCGCTTCACTCCGGACGGCCGGCAAATCTACGAGCCCGATGGATCGGTGCTTGTCGACTTCCTGCTTTGCCGTAAGCCGGTGATCGGCATTCAAGGCCCGGTTGGCTCTGGCAAGTCGAAGGCTGCCAACATGCTGCTCTACGCGATTGCGTCGGAGCAGCGGCCGGACCGCTACGGCATCCGGCGCACGCGCTGGGCCGTTGTCCGCAACACCTATCCGGAGCTGAAGAACACCACCATCCGAACGTGGCTGGATACCTTCCCGGAGGAGGTCTACGGCAAGTTCCGCTGGTCGATCCCCTACCAGCACATCATCCGCCTCGATGACATGGTGATCGAGGTCGATTTCCTGGCGTTGGACAAGCCGGATGACGTGAAGAAGCTGCGCTCCGGCGAGTACACCGGCTTCTACTTCAACGAGATGCAGTACATCCCGAAAGACCTGTTCGACGAGGCCACCAGCCGCGCCGGCCGATACCCGGCCGTGAAGGATGGTGGCTGTACGTGGTCGGGCGTGATCTTCGACATGAACGCTCCGGAGGAAGACCACTGGACCGGTATGATGACCGGTCAGGTTCCCTATCCGGACGGCATGCCGGATGAGGAGCGCGAGGCGTTGCGCTGGCCGGTCGAATGGGGCTTCTTCATGCAGCCGCCCGGCCTGATCGCCATTCGCGACGCGGACGGATCGATCATCGGCTATGAGGACAATCCGATTGCCGAGAACGTGAAGTGGCTGAAGCCGAATTATTATCTCGACCAGATCAAGGGCAAGACGCGCAGCTGGATCGACAGCCGCATTATGAATGTGGTGACAGTGATCCTTGAAGGCTCGCCCGTGTGGCCAACGTTCCGGCCGGAAATCCACTTCGTCAATCGCATCCTTTCGCCAGTGCGCAGCCACGATCTGCATGTCGGGCTCGACTTCGGCCGGCAGCCGGCGGCGATCATCGGCCAGAGCGTCAACGGGCGGGTGATCGTCTATGACGAGCTGATCGGCCGCGACGAGAGTGCGACGGTGTTTGCGCCTAAGGTGAAGGCCCTGCTTGAGCGGAAATATCCCGGCTTCCGAGTGCGGTTCCACGGCGATCCGAAGGGCGCCGACAAGAACCAGACCGACGAACGCACGGCCTTCGATATCTTCCGCCAGCACGGCATGATCGTCGAGCCGGCGCCGGTGCCGACCAACAACATCAAGACCCGCCTTGAAGCGGTCGAATATTGCCTAACCCAGCTCGTCGACGGGAAGCCGAAGTTCCTCGTCACGGCGAACGCCCGCACGATCAAGATGGCGATGCAGGGCAAGTACCATTACCGCAAGAACGACTTCAACAAGTTGGAGCCGGTCAAGGACCAGTGGTCGAACCCGGCGGACGCGCTCCAGTACATGATCCTCGGCATGGGCGAGGGAAAGGCGATGGTCGGCCTCGATGCCGCGCACCGGCCGGCGCCCTATGTGCCGTCCCGCGCCGCCAGCGGACAGTCGGCCCGCTTCAGCCGCGGCGCTCGTCGTCGTGGTGCGGCGAGCCTCCGACATCATTGCCAGTCTCCTTCGGCGAGGGTGGCGCCAGGAATCCAGCGCCAGCGAGTGGCCGGCCATGGGTGAAACATCGCTTGCGCTTCCGATCGAAACCCCCTTCACGTGGTTCGTCTGCTTTCATCCGAATTGCACGTCCTGGTGGGTGCGCCTCATTCCGGGACGCTTCAAGCATGTCTCGTGCTTCGGTCAGGTGCCGAGCACCAGGGCATGGGTGTTCTGCGATCCGGCCATCGACTGGATGCGCCTGTCGGTCGTGGCCGACGAGGACGCGGACGACGTGTTCAAGGTCTGGACCGCTCATGGCGCAAGAATTGTTCGCATCAACCTCCAGCGCAAGACCGGCCGGCACTGGCGCCTAGGCTTCTGGTGCGTGCCGGTGGTGGCGCACATTCTCGGCATTCGGTCGAGGGCAGTGCGGCCGGACGGCTTTCTGCGAGAATTGCTCCGACAAGGTGGAGAGTTGCTATGAAAGCCCCGAAGGTCGAAGTGAAGGAAGATCCGGTTCTGGCTGCGGTCGAGAAGCGGAACCAGGAGAACGACTTCACGTCGATCCAGAAGGACGTGCAGGGGCAAACCTCGCAGCTCGGCCGCTTCGCCACCACGCCGGCGGCCGGGTCACAGTCGGCGCCGATCATGGCCGGCTTTCCGACCGGCACATCGGACGTCGTGCAGAGTTCCGTTCTGAAACTCCTCCTGAGCGGGGCGAGATGATCCATGGTCGACCTTCAGAAAGAAACCCTCGATCGGCTCGCCGATGCTCGGGCACAGAAGGCACGCTTCGCTCCGGACATTCAGGAGGCCTATTTCTTCGCGGCTCCGCAGAAGGCGCGGAACGTCACGTCGACGGCCGCCGCCCCGGCCACGCCGCCCAAGGATGACGTTGACCTTCAGACGGCCATTGCCATCGAGGAGACCGAGAACTTCGCAACCACGCTGCTCAACTCCTTCATGCCGGAAGGGGTGATGTGGGCGAACCAGCGCCCGAGCATCGAGGTTGAGGAGGTCGTAAAGAAGGAGGTCGAGGCCGCCTGCAAGGATCAGCGCGGCAAGGTGTTCGGCCTTATCTGGGAGAGCAACTTTTACGCGGAAATCGGCAAGGCACTGAACCCGGATGGCGCGGTCGGCACCTTCGGCATTCTGATCGACACCAAGGATTTGCACAGCTCCATTTCCTGCTACGCGGTGCCACTCCGAGAGATGGAAATAAACATCGGGCCGGACGGCAAGATCGGTGACCGCTTCATCGTCCGCTATACCAAGAACCGCTTCGTCAGTTCGCTGATCGAGTCCGACGCCAGGCTTTCCGACAAGCTCGCGAAGGCGATCGCCGACAAGCCGAACGGACAGGCCTCGGTGACGTGGGGCTGGTGGCGCGACTACTCCGCGGCGGAAGAGACCTGGCAGTATGTACAGCTCGTCAACCGGGAACTGGTCTTCAGCAAGATTTTTGCCGGCGCTGGCTCGTGCGCCTTCGTCGTCGTCACCTTCAATCGCCATTCGGAATTCCCGTTCGGCAACGGCCCGCTTCTCAAGGCGGCGCCTGACCTCCGGGTGCTCGACGAGATGGCCGCTGCCGAGGTGGACAACATCGACCTGAGCCTTCGACCTCCAATGACCTACCCGGACGACAGCTTCGCGAACGTCGAGGACGGCGTTGAGCCGGGCGCGTGGTATCCGATCCGGAACGGAACGCAGGATGCCGTCCGGAAGATGTATGAGCCCAACCGGCTCGACGCGGTCTACTTCGACCAGGAGAAGCGCGAGCGTCGCGTGCGCCGGCTGTTCTACAACGACTTCCCGCAACAGCGCGGCGACACCCCGCCGACGGCAACGCAATGGCTCGACGAGATGGCACTCGCTCAGCGCAAGATCGGAACGCCCGGCGTCGTGTTCTGGGAGGAAGGGCCGGGGGCCTTCTTCACCCGCTTTCGGTTCATTGCGCTCGAACGTGGGCTGTTCAAGGAAATCGAGTACCCCGGCCAGAAGGGAAAGATCGTCTCGGTGGTCGCCGACAATCCGACGCGGCGAGCACAGGACCAACAGGAAGTCAGCAACGCCGTCCGCTCTGTCCAGATCGGCGCCGAGCTGTTCCCGGAGGAAACCAAGGTGGCGGTCGACGGCACCGCGACGCTCAAGAACATTGTCGACAAGATGGGCGGCAATGACGTGGTCGTATTCAGGGATCAGGGCCAGATCGCCCAAGCGACCGACATGCTTGCCAAGGTGGCTGGCCTCGGTGGCGGCGGCGGCCAGCTTCAGCCCGGTTCGATCGGCGCGCCGGCCACGTCCTGACGATCCACGAGGGAAGAATGATCTACACGAAGGATGAAATTCTTGCGGCCTTCGCTAACGTCGGTGGCACGCGCGACGGCGCTGTTGTCCGCGAATTCATGGCGGAAAAGCTGATGCGTGGTCCGACGCCGGGGCAAAAGTCCGGGGCAGTGCGCGAGGAAGTAGGCCGCCTTAGCATGGTCCGCGAAATCCTCAATTTGCTTGAAGGACCACGCAACAGCGATGCTGGTGAACAACAACAGCCAGGGGCAGAACGAACAGAGCGCCCCGCTCGGCACGCCCACCGAGGGGCAGCTCGACGCGGACGCCTCGCTTAAGGATCAGGGTGCGACCGGCACCGATACCGGCGAGATCAAGGCCGAGCGGCCCGCCCGCCCCGAGTCCGTTCCGGCGGAATTCTGGGATGACGAAAAGGGTCTCAGGGCCGACGAGTTCGGCAAGGCGTTTGCCGAGCTGACCACTTCCTTCGCCGATCTCAAAACGAAGGTTGAACAGCGCGCCGCCGACACGCCGACCGAGGCCAAGGGCTACGAGATCGACGTGGCCGCTCTGGGCCTGCCGGAAGGCGTCGAGATCGACCAGAACGACCCGGCCCTGAAGGCGGCGCGTGATCTGGCTTTCGAGAAGAAGTTCACGAAGGCGGAGTTCCAGTCTCTCGTTGGATTCGAGGTCCAGCGCCAGATCGCGGAGCGGACCGCCTACAACAACCGCCTGACCGAGGAACGAGCCAAGCTCGGCGCCGATGCCGCCAAGCGGATCGATGCCGTGGCCTTTTCGCTGGTTGGCCGTCTTGGCGAGAAGGGGCGGGCGCTTCTGCCTCTCATGGCGACCGCCGCTGCCGTGGAGGCATTCGAGACTCTGCTTCGGCAGAGCGGCACGTCCTTCAATCAGTCCGGCCGGACCGAGCCCGACCCGCATGAGATCGAGGGCTACGAGACCATGACATTCCGCCAGAAGATGGCGGCGATCGACGCCCGCAAGGCTCGCTCGTAACGGAGACAGGAACCCATGCCGACCATCACGCCTTCCATTTCCGCTCCGATCACCATGACGGAATACGCGCAGACCATGCCGCAGGACAGCGCGACGCGCGTGTTCGTCGAGAACATGGTGCGGTCGTCCGACCTGATGGCGGCGACGCCGATCCTGCCGGCCACCCAGGGCAAGCGGGCCTTCACGGATATCGGCAGCGTGCCGACCGTCGGCTTTCGCAACTTCAACGCTCCTGGCAACGAGCAGACCGGATCGTTCAATCTGCGCGAGGAAGACACCTACCCGATCGACGAGTACATCAAGGTTGACCGTGCTCTGGTCGCCCGTCTCGGCCCGGACCATCGCAACAAGCAGCGCGAGCTGAAGACCATCGCGCTCGGCCAGTATTTCAGCCAGATCATGGTCAAGGGTGACAACTCGGCTACCGGCGCCAAGCAGCCGAACGGCCTTCAGGTGCGCTGCCAGGCCCTCGGCACCAACCTGCTGTACAACTCGGTCGCCGCCGGCGGCGCGGCGCTGTCTCTCGCCAGCCTCGATCAGCTCTACTGGCTGGTCAACAAGCCGACGCACTGGATTTTCCCGCGTGGCCTGATGCCGTTCCTCGACATCGCCGCGCGCAACTCGACGCTCACCGGCCAGTCGATCGTCTACGACAACGACGTTGACAGCTTCGGTCGCCGGATCATGCGCTACAAGGGGCTGCCGATCCTCTACGGCTACGAACCGGACGACACGCCGGACCTGCTGCCGTTCACCGAGGTCGGCGCTGGCGGCGGCGCGGCGCAGACGGCGTCGATCTACTGCGTCAGTCTCCGCGACGGCGGCCTCTATGTCATCGAGCAGACCTCGCTCGATGTGATCGACGAGGGTGCCGTTACCGGATCGCCGTTCCTGTCCGACCACATCATGTGGGACTGGGGTATTGCCCGCGAGCATCCGCGTTCGGTTGCCCGCCTGACCTCCGTCACCGCTGCGACCATCGTCGCCTAATCGGGAGCTACCGAATGCCCCTCTCCAACCTTTTCCTGCCGTCGATCCTGCCTGAGCGCGCCGTACCGTTCGACGCTGCGATGGCTTTCGCCAACCCGCAGACGCTTACCGCATCCGGATACGTCAACGCGCTCAACGCGCAGCTTGACCTCATGCCGGGCCGGTTCGACGGTTACCTCAATCTCGACATTTCGGCGATGAAGCTGTCGAGCGGCGACGAGGCCTACAAGCTCTTTCTGCTCGGCTCGAACGATCCGGCCTGGGGCAACGGCAACGTCGAGATGCTGGCGGCGCGCGATTTTGCCGCCGCTACAGCCGGCCGGCTGCTCGGCACCATCTGCCCGGCGTCCTATACCGTGCCGATGACCGGCCGTTCGGCGACCAAGTTCATGATCCCCATCACCAACCTGATGGGTGCCTACGTCTTCCGCTATCTTCAGCTCTACACGCAGATCGCCGGCACGACGCCGTCGATCACGCTGAGCGCTTGGGTGTCGCCCGATCTCGCCTGAAAAGGAAATCAACAATGTACATGAACGCCTATCACAAGGTTCAGGGCGAGGTTCGAATGTTCGAGGTGGACGCCCGAAACGCCATCGCCCGGTTCCCCGCCGAGTGGTCGGCGGAGCCTTGGCCGGCTGTCGATGCCGACGGCGCTGTGGTCAAGAAGGGGCGCGGCAAGAAGGAGGAGGCGAGCGGCAAACCCTCCGATGAACCGCCCGCCTCCGAGCCTATCGCCTGAAAGTCAGCAGACCCGCGTAAAGCCGCGGGTCCTTTATTGAAGGGGGTAACTCTATGGCTGATAGGGTCTTCCCGATCGCAAATGGCAACAAGAGCCTGAGAGATATGGGCGACGGCTCGCTTGCTGAGCAGGTAGTCGCGGCCAGTGGTGGGCTCGGGGTAATGGTTCCGATCTCCAGTCAAAGCGCGAATGGATCGGTTCTAGGCGCGAAGCCCGCTGGTTGCTGCGGCGTGCGCATCTACTGCGGCGCCTCGGACAGCGTCACATTCACGGTGGGCACCTCGCAGCCGTCGTCGCCGCCACCGACGTACACGGTCACCGGGCAGGCATGGGACGAAGGACTGATCGGCGATGCCAACGTCTATATCACCGCCTACACCGGTTCGCCTTCCTTCCGTTGGTACTGAGCGATGTTTGCTTTCAGCCCGATGGCTTTCGGACTGCACGCCCCGAACGCGCTCGGAAAGAACTGGTGGCTCGCCGCCCGTCACCGCCTCGACGGTGTGGCGCCGCTAGCCATCCTGTCGCCGGCCTCCGGCCGCTCGATGCTCGACGGCAAGCCGGCGAGCGACGGCGCGCTGATCTCGCGCCAGGGCGGCGTCAAATACGTCATCGGCAAGGATGGCACGCTCCAGCAAGTCGCCGCCAATGTGCTCGCCTACGACCATGCGTCCGGTCGCGCGAGGCTCAAGTTCGAGGGGCTGGCGACCAACATCTTGCTCGGGAGCGCCGCACCCGCCAGCCAGAGCGTACCGACGTCCGCTGGTACCTATACCCTGTCGTTCTGGGGCGGCGGCACGGTGAGCCTGTCCGGATCGGCCGCCGGCAGCAAGACGGGGGCCGGCGCCGCCGTCCGCTCCACCCTGACCTTTACGGCGACGGCCGGTACACTGGCGCTGACGGTGAGCGGTGCCGTCGCCAACGCGCAACTAGAGGCCGGCCCGGTGGCCTCGTCGTACATCCCAACCTCGGGCGCCGCCGTCACCCGACCGGCCGACGTGACGCGGCTATGGGCCGGCGCCGGCGAGGCAACCGCCTGGGCTTGGCGGGGCAATGTGCCGGCGGCAATAGCCAATCAGCAATTCCTTGGATCGTCAGGCGGCAGTTATATCCGAGACGGCAGTACCACAGACCAAATCATGTTCGCGGGGATAAGCACCGCGCTGATCGTCGCCAATGGCATATTACCAGGTTACCTCGCTTTTTGCGGCGGATGGGGCGCATCTGGCCGTCGTGCATCGGTCGCGGCCTCGGCGGCGGTCAGTGATGCCACTGTACCCGACAGGTCTCGCACCTCCATGTCCGTGGGTGCCATCGCCGGCCTCGCCGCCGGTCAGGTCCTCAACCTGGACGAACTGGTTGCCTGGAAGCTCGCCGACCGTCCGTCGGCGGCCGGCTGCCAGGGCCAAGCCAGAGCATGGAGCGCCTGATGGATGGCCCACTCTGGTACCTTACGAAGGACGGCGATCGATCGTGCTACGAGTTGTTCCGGCGGCACTACTCCTGCCGGAACATACGTCCCAAGAATAGCCTCTTCGTCGGGCCCGGAGAGAAGATCGTCCTGCGAACCGAAGACGGCGACGCCGTGTTTGTTTGGCGCCAGTCTCAGTTCCGAACTGATAGCCAAAAAGGCGTCGAGTGCACGCTCTTCCGGAACGAGAGCCAAGTCCTCTCGTCCAAGCTTGTCCGACAGGCTGACGCAATCGCTGATCACGTCTGGCCTGGTGTGCGGCACTACACCTTCGTCCGTCCGAAGGCAGTGCGGAGCAGCAATCCGGGATACTGCTTCGTTGCCGCTGGGTGGAGGCGATGCGGATTGACCAAGGGCGGATTGTTGATCTTGGAGAAGGTATGATCATGCAGACCATCCGACTGCGCTTTGCCGCTCAAGCCGCCACCCTCGACGCCCTCAAGGCCGCCGGCTGGCTTGCGACCGATCCGGAAACCGGCGCCGAGACGGTGCCGCCGCTCGTCCATGTCGATGGCGTCCGCTGCGACATCGACATGATCGGCGCGCTCTGGGCGACGACCGGCACCGAGGATGAGCCCGTCATGACGCCACTTCCCGGCTGGCACCTCAACCTCTTGTGGTGGGGAGATGGTGCCGCGCCGGTGATCGGCGGCGAGGTGGTGGAGCCGGCCAAGCCGCTGAGGGAGTGGCTGGTTTGACCGGGGCAGTGCGCTTCGCGACGAGTTGCTGTCTGCTCATGTCATGTACGACAAGCTTTCTCTCATCAACTCCGCGCTCAAGCGGACCAGCAACAATCCCGTCGATTTCGAGGGTGACGACAGCTTGGAATGGCTCGTCATGGACGATGCCTATGAGACCGAGCTTCCTCTACTGATCGAGCGTCGTGATTGGGGTTTCGCCTCGACGATGGCGGCCATGACGCGGGTTGGCGAAAGTGACGATCCGCGTTTTGCCGACGCCTACGCAAAGCCGGTCGGTTGCCTTCATTTGAAGTCCGTCATGATCCACGATGCACCGGCCGTTTACGATGTCATCGACAACAAGGTTCACTGCACCGCCGGCTCCTGCGCGCCGATGGCTCGCTTCATTCGCGTTCCGTCTGCCGACCAATGGCCGCCGACCTTTCTCGAAACCTTGCGCCTCAAGCTGATGGCGCATGCCTATCGGGGTCTCAACGAAGACACCGGCGAGGCGGATCGGGCGGATGCCAAGGCCGAGGCCATGCTCGGCGAGGCAGCTACCCGTACGGGGCAGGAGAAGCCGCCGAAAGCGATGGTCAATTCCAAGCTGCGTGCCGCCCGGCGCATTCGTCGAGGCTGACCCATGGCACAGGCCGCCCACATCGTCCGGCAGGTAGATTTTTCCGGTGGCGAGCTTCGCGAGGACCTGAAGCACCGCGACGACGTGCAACAGGTCCAGTGCGGCGCGCGTCAAATGGCCAATTGGCGCATCATGAGTTCCGGCGGTCTCACCGACCGCCCCGGCCGTATGGCACTTTTCAAGCAGGAGGGGCGAACCGAAACCATTGTGCTGCCGGGCGACCTGCGCTTTCGGCTATCTTTTGGCGCCGGCACCATCGTGGTTCGCGACACGACGGGGGCGGTGGTTGTCTCAGATACCGGCTATCCTTGGACTGAAGCGACGATCGGCAAAGTCTCCTTCGCTGTCGTCTCCAGCGACATTGTCATCTGCTATCCTGGCATGATGACGCGCGTCGTCAGGCGCACGTCGGATGGGGCGTGGTCATTCACCAATTGGGCTTTCACCACTGGTGCCCAAGGTGAGATCAGGGCGCCGTTCTACCGATTTCCGGAAAGCTACGGGATCAAGCTCACGCCGTCGGCGCGGAGCGGATCGATCACGCTCACGTTCTCGGCGGCCTTCCTGACCGCTGCTCACATTGGCACGGTCATCCGCTACAAGACCTACCAAATCCTCATCACTGCCGTCGCGAGCGCAACGGTCGGCACCGGAACAGTGCTTCAGCCTCTGCCGCCGGCACAAATCATCACGCTCGCCAGCACGGACGGTTTCCTGGTCGGGCACGTGGTAAGCGGCTACACTAGCAACGCGACGGGCGAAGTCACCGCCGTTTCGTCGACCACGATCACCGTCCAGATCAAAAGCGTCTTCACGGGCTTCCAGGCCTCGGAAAAGATCATCGGGCCGATCAGCCGGTCGGATAGCACAGCAGTTGCCGCGGCCGGCCCGCAGCCGACGGCTGATTGGGATGAGCAGGCGATTTCTGCCCGCCGTGGCTGGCCACAGGCGTGCCTCTACGATCGCACGCGCCTGACGTTCTTCGATCTGCCGGCCGTGCCCGAAGGCGTCATCTGGTCGTCGCTCGACACCTACACCGACTTTCTCGTAGGCGCCGACGCCAACAACGCGATCTTCGAGCTGGTGCCCGGCCGCAAGCACGTCCTCTACATGCTTGGCGGCCCGGATCAGTTCGTGTTCACGGACGATGGCGTCTTCTATGTGCCGATCAGCGCCAGCATCCCGCTCAAGCCGGGCAATGTCCAGTTCATCCAGATTTCTTCGGACGGCTGCGGCCCGGTGCGCCCGGCGATCACCACCGAGGGAATCGTCTTCCTCAACGTTGGCCTCAAGCGCGCCATCGCCATCACTCTGCTTGGCGCGGCGAACAAGCCCTATGAGGCCACGGACATCAACGAGCTGGCCGATCATCTCCTGAAGGCGCCGGTCGCCATGGCGTTCTCACGCGGCGACGCGAACTTTTCCGAGCGCTATCTGCATGTCGTCAACGCCGACGGCACGATGGCCGTTGCCAGGATGGCCAGCAATCGGCAGTGGGTTGGCTGGTCGCCCTGGTCCGGAGCCGGTGCGGTCAAGTGGGTGTCGGCACTCGGCACCGACATTCTCTTCAGCGTCAAATATTCCGGAGTCACCATCGTCGAACGGATGACCGATGATGTCGACATGGATGGCGTCGTGACACTCAACAGCATCATCTCCAGTCTGTCGCCGGGCGCCGGGCAGGGGCCGCTCTGGTTTTGGGCAGGCGAGACGGTCGACCTTCAGGATGGTGGCCGCGATCTCGGGAACCGGACGGTTGATGCTTCCGGGAACATCGTGACGCTTCCCAACGACGACTTCTCGGGTGCCGGCGTGCTGGCCGGCCGCGCGTGGGCGTCGACTATCGAGCCGTTCGTTCCGCATGTTCCGGGAGGCACCGACTACAGCCAGACACAGCGTCGTCGTCGCGTTCGGCAAGTCATGGTGTCGGTGCTGCGCTCGACGGGCTTTTCATGGGGGAACCGCGCCATTCCGCCGGTGGCGTGGGGCGAAGAGGGCGGAAGCGCGCCGCTCAAGCGCGAGGACACGTACAAATTCCGCGAGATGGGGCGCCACATGGACCCGAGACCCGGCCCGTTAGTGAAAGACCGGCCCGGCAGTCTGGAAATCGTTGAGATCGGCTTGGAGGTGACCATCTGATGGGGTGGGGACTTGCTCTCGGACTTTTGTCTACCGGCCTGTCGGCGGCTTCCGCGATCTCCGAAGGCAATGCCAACGCCGCCGGCGCCAAGCATCAGGCCCAGCAGGCGACCTATGCCGGGCAAGCAGCGCGCGCCAATGCCGACGCGACCGACGCTTACTATCGCGACGATCTCAGGACGACGCTTGCCAATATCTCGGCGATCCGTTCAAGCGTCGGGCTTTCCGATAGCCCGACATCGGCGGTCATCGCCGACGAAAATCGCCGGGTTTCCGACAACGAGCGCATTGCCAAAGTGGCCGGCATCCGGGCTCAGGCGACGCAATACGCCGACGATGTCAAATTCTACCAATCGGCGGCCAAGCAATATTCCGGGCTGGGCTTTTTGAAGGCCGCCGGGGGGCTGTTCAAGGGGCTGTACGACATGAACGGCGGGATCAACGGAACGAATTTCAAGGACTCATTCTGATGGCCGACCTTCTTCCTTCCGTCCAGCGATCTCCGGCGCTCACCGAGGCGCCGAATTCGATGGTCTCGGCCGGCGACTATTCCCGCCTCGGCGCGGCTTGGGGCGGCGCCTTCGACAGTCTCAAGGACGTCGTCGACGAAATCTCGGCCGACTACGGCAAGAAGACGGGCGAGGAGGAGGGGTTCAACTCCGTTCAGCGCGACGAGAACGGCAAGATCACCGTCAAGAAGATGCCGTTCTCCGGCCTCGTCGGGCCGGGGGCGGCGGCGCACGAGAATGCGTTCGTCGCCGCCCAGAGTGCCCGGCTGCAAAGCTGGCTGGGGACCAAAGCCCAAGAGCTGGCCGTGAAGACATGGCTTCCGAAGGAGCAGGGTGGCGGCGGCGGCGATCCGCAATGGTTTTCCCAGCAGTGGAAAGAGGTCTCCATCGGCGTGGCGCAGAACGGCACCGGCGGCGAGCAGCTTCGGTTGCAGCAGCAGGCCGAGGAGATCGGGGCGCCCTACATGCGACGCGCCATGGACCAGCGCGCCAGCATGGACAGCGAGGCGAGCACCAAGACCTTGCTCGGCCACATCGACCTGCTGACCGATGATGCGACGCAGCTTGCCCGCTCGGCCTACAACGGGCCGGAGTTCAAGAAGGCGGTGGACGGCATTTCGAGTGCATGGGCGACGCTGGCGGCCGATCCGCGCAGCGGTGTCACTCCCGAGCTTGTCGAGCAGAACATGACCCGGCTGAGGAGCATGCTCGCTGGCGAGGCCACGCTGGGGGCCGTCGAGCGCGCCTACGATCCGGCCAAAGGCGGCAGCGCCAAGGCGGCGCTCGACCTTGCCGACAGCTTCCGCACCGATCCGCAGTTCAAGGACATGCCGGCATCGAAACGCGAGCAATATCGGAGCGCCGGCCGCGCCTACGTCAAGCAGCAGGAGGGCGAGAAGAAGGCGGCCCTCGCGGCTCTCGCCCCGGAGGTCGAGCGGACCATTCAGAACATTCGCGGCGGCATGATCCCCGCCCCGGCCGATCTCGACAGCCTGTTCGGCGATCTTGCCGATGCAGGCGGCGTTCGACAGACCAGCGCGCTTCTGTACGAATTGAATAAGGCCGACTATACGCGTTCACTGGCAAGCCTGCCCGACGCCCAGGTGCTGGCGCTGGCCGAGGGGCGCACGTCGGGCGGGGGCTCGCTCATGCGTTCGGAGAGCGGCGGCCGTCCGGATGTGGTCAACGGATTTGGTTATGCCGGCCTCTATCAGTTCGGCGCGCCACGGCTCGCCGATCTCGGCATCTATACGCCGGGCGCCGGAGAAAACCTGAAATCCTGGTCGAAGACGGGCAAAGACGCGCCGGGCAAGTGGAGCGGCACCTTCTCCATACCCGGCCATCCCGAGGTGAAGACGCTCGACGACTTCCGCGCCAGCCCGGCCGCTCAGCAGGCGGCATATCGCGTTCATGCTGCCCGCATGGACGAGGACATCAGGAAGAACGGGCTCGACCGCTTCATCGGCTCGACGATCGGCGGCGCGCTTATTACGCGCGAGGGCATCCACAACATGATGCATCTTGGCGGGACGCAAGGCGCCATTCGCTACCTGACCAGCGGTGGCACCGACAACCCCGCCGACGCCAACGGCACCAGCCTTGCCGATTATGCGCGCATGGGCGCCGCGGGCGGCGGTGCCGTGTCGACCGGTTCCTATGTCGTCGATGAGGCGCTGGCCGCCGGGGGTGAGGATGCCGCCCAGAGCGGCAGGACGCCCGACTATATGTACGCCGCCCTGCGGGAGAACATGAAGGAACGCATCGGCGCCTATCTGCCGAGGCTGATCAAGGCGCAGATTGCGTTCGAGGTGCCGGACCCCGACCAGCTTTTGGCCCTCGGGGGCATGATCCACTATGTCGGCACGCCGGAGCAAGCGCGTGATTTTGCCTCGATGGTCATCAAATCGAAGATGACCGAGGCAGCAGGGGATATGCCTCAGGATCAGTTTCAGGCGTTCATGGCCAACACCATCAACGAAATCCGCGCCAGTGGAGATATCGAGATGAAGGCCATGATCCCCGACTTTCAGGAGATGGCCAAAAAGCTGGTTACGGCCTGGAAGGCCGACCCGCATTCGGCCGGCCAGATGCTCGGTCTGGACCTTCCTAGCCTGAAAGCACCGCTGCCGTTCGACCGTCCGGACCTGATGCCGACGGCGCTCCAGCTTCGGTTCAAGGATAACGCGAAGCTGGAAGCCCGCGCCGGCTATGCCCCGTCCCTGTTCACGCCATCGGAAATTCCCCGCTTCGGGCAGATCATGCGGTCTGGCGACGCGAACCTGATCGGCGGCACGCTCAACAGCATCGCGGCCATGCCGCCGGACGCCATCAAGGCGACGCTGGCGGACAACGCCGTTTTGTCGTCCATCTCCAGCCTTTCCAATAGCGCCGTAAAGGGGCGCGCCGCGCTTGCATACGGCTTCCTGTCGCAGGTCCAGCAAAAGATGCCGCTGGAGTTCAACCATGTCTTTGGTCAGGACACAGCGCTTGATCTCGCGGCCTGGAAGGGGCGCCTCTCCCAGCTTACCGACGATCAGTTCCAGAAGGAGCGTATCCTTGCGGCCGACCCGGCCGCGCAAGCCGCGCGCAAGATGCTGGACGAGCAGGCGTCAAAGATCATCTCCAAAAGCTATGACACTCCGGACAAGGTCGCCAAGCTTCTTGATATGAGGCCGATGTGGGACATTTCGAGCTATTTCGGCAGCATCGCGCCGATGTCGGATGATGTGCTCAACGGCGGCGGCCAGATGATGGCCGACTATGCGAAAAACTTCAGCGACGCCTACGCCAGGACAGGCGGCAACGAGAGCGAGGCGGAGGATTACGCCACGCAGCAGACCGCCCTGAAGTGGGGCGCCTCCGACGCCAACGGCGGCCGCCTGATGGTGAACCCGCCGGAGAGATACCTGCCGCAAGTGCTGGGGTCTCACGACTGGATACGCCAGCAACTCGCCGCTGCCGTAGCGCAGCACTTTGGCGTTCAGCAGCAGCCAGCGGCGGTTACCGCCGGTATCAGCCTTCAGCCTGCGGCCGTAACCGCCGGTGTCGGCGTTCTCGACGACTTGGCGCTCCGACCTGTCGTCAGACAGCAGCAGGATGTAGACGCCAGGCCGATCCCCAATTTCGTCATCGTGTCCGACACGAAGACCGATGAGGACATCGGCAACGGCAAGCCGCCCAGCTACCACGTCATCGCGCAGGACGCGGGCGGTGGCTGGCATCTCGTCGAGCAATCCGCCGGTGACCCGATCCGCTTCGTTCCCGACGTCAAGGCGGCGGAAAACTCGCCGGAAGTTCAGGCTGAATACAGAAATCAGCAGGAAAAGCTTCAGTCCCAAGTCAGGGATCGCAATGAATTCAATAGGCATCTTGACGCGATAACCGGCGCCAACCAGCGCCCCTATCAGAACAATTGAGGTTCGCACAATGCCGTTCGTTCCCGAGAGCCAGTATAACAGCAGCGGGCCGCTTCGTTCTTACGCCCAGCCGCCCAAAGACCCCTTTGCTCCAGGGCCTTCCATGGGCGATGTTGTTGGCGCGGCATGGCGTGACGGCGTGCCCTACGCCGCCTATCAGGCCGCCAAAGGCATTCTCGGCTTTCTGTCGGCGACGCCAGGCGCCGGCGTCGATCCGTCGTTTGATCTGAAGTCCTTCATCGGAGGGACAAAGTACGAGTCGCAATATCTGGACGACTTCATCGGCACCCCCAACGAGACGGCCATGCGCGCCACCATGGCGAAGATCGACACCCGCGAGCGCGATAATCAAACCCTGTCTGATGCCGGATTTGCGGGGAAGGTGGTTCAGGTCGGCTTGGGTTTCCTCGATCCGACCAACTACATTCCCTTCGTGGACGTCGTCTCTGGCGCCGCCAAGGGCATGACCGCGGCCCGCATTGCCTTGCGCGCCGGGGCGCTGGGCGCCGCGCAGTCGACCACGGGTGAAGCGTTGCTTCAGGCCACCCAGCCGGGGCGCGAGCGGCAGGAAAGCGCCGGCAACATCGCCTCGGCCACCATCCTGTCGGGCCTGCTGGGTGCCGGGATCGGGTTTCTGTCGAAGGGCGAGTACGACGGGCTGGTCAAGAACATGGACACGATGCGCGAGGAAGCGACCGCGCATATCGCCGGCTCGCCGTTGCCGCAGCCGGCCGGCGCCGCGGCGTCGGACGTTCGACAGCTCGAACAGCATGCGTACCTTCCATGGCCGCTCCAGAAGGTCAACGACATGCTGTCGCCACTGGGGCGCATTTTCTCCAGCTCGTCGGTGCAAGCCCGGCGGACCGTGGCCGACCTTGCCGAGACGGTGCGCACCTTCAAAGACAACGACATCGGCGTCACGACGACGCTCGACGGGCTGCCGCCGATCGATCGCACCGTGAGGATGGCGATCACGTCGAAACTCTATGCGGCGGACGAGGCGCTGAAGAATGCCTATATCGATTACCGATACGGGGCGAACGCGCCTCTGGCGCCGATGTTCCGGGCGCGCGTCGGTTCGGCGCCGGACGGCATGCTGTCGCCGAAGGAGTTTTCGGCGGCCGTGTTCGAGGCCCTTTACTCCGGCGACAAGCACGCCATTCCGCAGGTGCAGCAGACGGCGCAGCTCTTGCGCAAGGAAATTTACGAACCGATCAAGGCGTTGGCACAGAACACCAAGGACCTGAACGGCCGGCCGCTGCTCGGCGACGTGAACGCTCCGACCGGCGATGAGAGCTTTGCAAACCGTGTCTGGCTCAAGCCGAAGATCGCCGGGGGGAGGAACAAGTTCGTCGGCACGGTGACCGACTGGCTGAAGGGCGAGCAGGCGAAGAAGGCCGGAATTCAAGCCCGGCTCGCCGGCTGGCAGGCCCACGCCGACGAGATCGACGCCGCCATCCTGAAAAAGCAGGGGGCGATCGAGACGCTGGAGCGGCAAGTTGCGGAGGCCGGCCAGAAAGCCGAAGAGGCAACCGCCCTCAATCGCTTCGCCAACCGCCGCGCCGAGGACATGCGCGAGGGTGGCGGAAACTTGGACAATGCCCGCGGCGGCGCCGTTTTCGAGACGCGCGTGCGTAATCGTGGCAACGAGCTTCAGGATCGGCTCAGCGGCAAGTCGGCCGAACTGGACAGGCTCTATGACGAGCTGGACGCCCTGCACGAGACGCGCAACAGCGCCCGCAAGCAGATCGAGGGGGAGCTTGCCCGGTGGGAAGGCAAGTCCACCGCCGAGGTGAAGGCGGCGCTGAAGGCCCGCGCCAAGGCTGAGGCCGAACGCGACGCCGCCAGGGAGGCGGGAACCTACAAGGGCAAGGGCGAGCGGCTGACGTCTGCCGATGATGCCGTGGAGCGGGCTGTGCGCCGCATATTGGCGTCGGATCGCAACTTGTCGGAGCAGGAATTGCGCGCCCGTGCGGACCAGATCACCGACCGTATCCTGAGCACGCCGGACGGGCGGTTGCCCTACGACGATGCCTCGCCCGACGGCGGGGCCGGGATGGGCGGCGCCGAAGTTCGCGGTTCGCTCAACGAGCGCGAGTTCGCCATCCCCACAGCGCTGGTGAAGGAGTTCGTTTCGCACGACACGACGGAGGTGCTGCACACCTACATGCGGACGGTGCTTCCCGATATCCTTCTGACGCAGCGCTTCGGTGATACACGGATGACGAGCGCGCTCAGGAAGATCACCGAGGAATATGCGGCCAGAGCCTCCCGGCTCACCAGCGAGAAAGCCCTGCGGAAGCTGGAAGCCGAGAAACAGGGCGTCATCCGCGATCTTACCGCCATCCGCGACCGGGTGCGGGGAACTTACGGCTACAGCTCCGACCCCGGCGTCCGTCGGCTGGCGTCGATCAGCCGGGCGCTCCGCCATATCGGCATCGGCACCGACATGGGAAGTAGCGTCATCAACAGCCTCGGTGACGCGACGACGGCGCTATTTCGCTTCAGCCTCGGGCACATGTTCAAATCGGCATGGGCTCCGTTCTTTAAGGGGCTGGCCACCAGATCGGAGTTCGGCGCCCGCAATCTCCGGCAGGCCAGGGCGATGGGCATTGCGCTCGAAACCCACCATGCAATGAATGGCAACAGACTCGGCGACGCCATCGACTATTACAAGGCCGGCTCCGGCGTCGAAAAGCTGACGGGCTGGATGGCCGACAAGACGATGGTCCTCAACCTAATGGCGCCGTGGACGGACCTTGCCCAGCGCATGGCATCATCGGCGGCGTGCGACGAAATCCTGTACATGAGCAAGCGCGTCGTCGACGGCAAAGCCAGCAAGGCGGACATCCGCGCGCTGGCGGCCGGCGGCATCTCGCCCGACAAGGCGGCTCGCATCTGGAAAGCGCACGCCGACTCCGGCGTCGAGCCGGTGGACGGGGCGCTGTTGCCGGACACCGGGAAATGGGCAGATGAGGGCGCCAGGGCATCTTTCGAGGGCGCGGTGACGCGCGATGTCGATGCGGCGGTGATCAAGCCCGGCCAGGAGACGCCGCTGTTTCTGTCGAGGCCGACCGGGGCGCTGCTCGGGCAGTATATGTCATTCGTATCCGCCGCGAACGAACGCCTCCTTGTGGCCGGCCTCCAGCGCCGCGATGCGCGAACGCTGTCCGGCCTGATCGCGACCGTCGGCGCCGGCATGCTGAGCTACAAGCTCTATTCGGCCGTTACCGGCCAGCCGACCAGCGATCGGCCGCAGGACTGGATCAAGGAAGGCGTCAGCCGTTCGGGCGTCACCGGCTGGTTCAGCGAGATCAACGCCCGGCAGGCCAAGTTCTTCGCCGGCAAGACCGATGCATTCCGGCTGATCGGCGCCGACCGCGAGCTGTCACGCTTCCAGCAGCGTTCGGCGCTGGCCGGCTTTCTCGGCCCGACCTACAGCCGGCTGGAGAAGCTTCAGGGGCCGCTCTACAGCCTGTCGCAAGGCACGTGGACGGCCAATGACACCGACGCCATTCGTCGGTGGGCGTGGCTTCAGAACCATTTCGCGGTGCGGGGGCTGTTGGATAAGATGGAGGGGAAGGCACCCTAAGGTGTCACCTATCGGAACTTCGTCCTTGAATTTTCGACATAGGGATGCATATTTCCTACAGGCTGCTTCGCAGCCCCGAGATAGACGAGCGAGCCGGCTCATCCCGACCAGGCGCATAAGCGTCGGCGAAAGCCTTGGGGGTGCGTCGGCTCCGTCTATTTTGGGGGGATTCCATGCGGCCTTTGTACGCCATACTTCTTGATGGCGGCTTTCTCACCAAAAAGCTCTATCAATTCTTAGGCCGTCATGCGACCGCAGACGATATCGTAAACAAATGCGATCAGCTGCAATCTCTTGATCTGGTGAGAGATTATGAATTACTGCGTATATATTACTATGATGCGCCTCCCTCTTCGGAGGGGGTAACTAGGCCGGTTTCTCGGACGCGATTAAATCTTTCGACGACAGATCGCTTTCGTCTCAGTCAGTCCCTCTATGATCAACTCGTGATGAAGCCTCATTTTGCACTACGCATGGGGGAAACACGGCTGTCGCCAGCTAAATGGCGCCTGAACGACAGGGTGGCAAAGTCGCTTATTCGCGCTCCCAGGGCACTCACGGACGACGATTTCGATCTCGACTTGTCCCAGAAGGGAGTCGATATGCGCATCGGCCTTGACATGGCGCGGCTCGCCTTGCGGGAGACTGTGAGGGCCATACTCGTAGTGACTGGCGATTCGGATTTTGTTCCAACCTTCAAGTTTGCCCGGCGCGAAGGCGTGAAGGTCATTCTTGATCCGCTTGGGCACAATATCCGATCAGAGTTGAGGGCGCACGCCGATGTGGTTCTCGATCAGGCGCCGGTCGCGCCCCATGTCGGCGCGGAAGCCATCGAGGTTGTCGAATAGGCCGTTGAAGGCCCGGTTCCGGATGGAGGGGAAATGAGTCAGTCCCTAGGAATGGCGATGATCGAAATGCAGCGCTGCATAGGGGAATTGTCCGCAAAGGTCGATCGCCTGATATCAGACACGGGCAAGCAAGGCGAAAAGATCGATTCGGTACGCATAAAGATTGCCTGGGTTACCGGCGCTGCTGCCGTTGTCGGCGTTCTGCTTGGCGCGACCTTGACGATTCTATCCAAGATGCCTTGGGCATCCATGGCCCCGTAGCTTAGGGCCGTTGAGGAGGGGTGTTTGGTGGGGTGGAGGTCTATTTTTTGTCATGAATCCGCATGACTATAGACTTTTCCATATCACAATCCCGCTCCTTATAATTCTTCATGCCTTTGAGAGCGACAATTTCTTTTACTATTGCATTAAACATACCACAATTAGTATACGACTCATTTATTTCCAACATAAATGTTTCTTCGTCAAGATTTTTTATGTAATCATACTGAACATCAAGCTCATTTCTCATGGAATTTATCTGATCCTGAAGGTCAGTGACGCAATGCTTGAGTGTCAATATGTTTTCAAGTGGTGTTCCTATGTCCTCACATGAGTCGGCGAATGCCGGAGAGCACATGAAACATAGCGCTATATGGAAAATGATGAATATGCGTGATTTCATTTCCATGCGCTCCCTTTGCGCTGGCAATCTGAACCGGCGTTAGATTGTGCGTTGGACAGGACGGAAGAGAAGGTAGGTCATTCTTTATCGCTTCCGTAAAATTTGCTGATGTCTAAATCATTTACATTGTAGCCACGAATTTTCATGACTCCATATATAATTGCTGGATAAATGCCTTTTTTCATTTCTTTAATTATTGTATCAATATAGTCTACGTCCGACATATCTTTTTTCAGCTCATCGAGATAGTAATCACATGAGTCTGAAATTATATTTGAGGCTTGAGATATTGTTAATCTAAGATTACCAAATTGTTTTGTATTTTCTATTAGGCAATCTTGCCATTTTTCTTGTAGAAAATTATTTTCAGATAACCTTCTTTTTAAGAACTTATCCAATGGTTCACCTTCCATTTGTTTGTTATTTTTCTCATAGTTATATTTCATTTCAATTTTATTAATATAAAGTTCACTATAGTTGCTATGATAGATAGCATAAATTGACAGAATAGCGGCTATCATAGTATCCTCCGATAACGTATATTAAGGATATAGCGTTATTTTTCTTTTGAAAGCATACGTATAGTTGCTTCCACGATGTATCGGATGGCCTCTGGTCTAGTTGGGATAGGGTGTTGTTCAGCGCGCCATTCGTCAAGTTCTGCGAGAAGCACTGGTGGGATGCGAACCGTCACCGGAGTTGCATCAACCCTTGGGCGCCCCCCTCTATTTTTGGGAGTTTCTGACATTGACAACCTCGCGATAGGTTTATAATGTCAGAAACGTCGGGGCCGATCAAGTGCTCGCAACACCGATCAGCCCCTAACCACCGCCCATCACAAGGGGATTGGCGAAATGGCTGTCTGTAATGTTACCACTCGCCGCGCTGTTTTGACAGCGTTCGGCACCGTCGCGATTTGTGCTTCGCCGGTCGCGGCGCATTCCATCGACCCGTTCGTTCCGCTCGCCAGGGAGTTCCTGTCGCTGTTCGACAATCCGGACGACGACGAGAGCGGCGACTGCTCCCAAGGCTGGAACGATCGGATCAGCGCTCTCGAAAGCGAAATGACCGAGACGCCGCCGCGCACCATGGCCGGCCTGCTGCTCGGGCTGAAGGTCATCCACGCGAACGACATGCTCGCGTGGACCGATCTGGAAGCGAACATCGTCGCCGCCGGCATCGACATCATCGAGCGGGAGGAACGTGCATGAGCGCTCTCATTCCCATTTCATCCGGCTATGCCCACGGCTCGACGTTCAGCGTCGTCGAGAACAGCGACATCGACCGGGTTCAGATTTTCTTCGACAGCAAGCCGGTCGCGGATGTGCGCACGGCTCTGAAGAAGAACCGGTTCTTCTGGTCGCCGACCCACGGGGCATGGCACCGCACGCTCAACGACAACGGCCTCAAGGCGGCACACGCCTTTCTTGAGGCCATGGGCATTCAGAGCCCCGAGCCGGCCGCGCCTGAGGCCCCTGCTGTTGGGGAGGTGCTGTTCCCGGTCAGGGAGATCGACGACGAGCCGCGCGTGCTCGACACCGATCTTGGCGCGGCGCTCGGCATGGCTCAGCCACGGAACATCCGCCAGACGATCGAGGCGAATAAGGACGAATTGGCGGCTTACGGATCATCGCATGCGGCGCGTGCGATGATCGACTTGGGAAAAGGCGCTCAGCGCGAGGTCACCACCTACTGGCTGAACGAGCCTCAGGCTTTGCTCCTGTGCATGTTCGCCCGGACGCCGAAAGCCGCCCAGGTGCGTAAGCTCCTGATCGACACGTTCATGGAGTGGCGGCGGCAGCGGCTTGCTCCACCGGCCACTCCGGCGGTCATCGCTCCGGACCCGCGCACGCGCCTCGCGATGCTGGAGGCCCGCGTTGCACAGCTGGAGGCGGGCGTTCCCGTCCGCCAGCGTCTCCCGGCCACGCCGCCCCCGTATGATCGGGATGGCTACTACCAAAGCCGCATCGTACAGTTCGTGCGGGACTTCGGCGGCGCGGCCACCAAGACCGAGCTTTGGCTTCGGCTGCCGCACCGCTTCAAGGTCGCCCAGGTCAACACATGGCTGGACGCGCTCATTTCGTCCGGCCGGCTGACATGCAGCGTGGAAGTGCGGGGGTATAACTTCGCGATGGTCTACCGCCTGCCGGTCTGACCGGGGCAGTGCGACCGATCGGCGGCGGTGCCATGGTCCGGCCATGAGCACGTCGCCGATCCCTCCCGTCCTCGACCAGGACCGCTATGCCGCCTACCAGCCGACGGCGGCCACCACTGATTTTGCGCTCGGGTTCCCGCTGTTCGGTGAGGCGGCTGATGTCGCGGTCTACCTCAACGGAAACCTGCTGACGTTGACGACTGACTACACTGTGCGGTCAGTCGCGAACGGCGCGAGCCTGACACCGGCTCCGGTGACCGACGCCTATGTCCGCCTCAATGCCGCCATCTCATCCGGCAAGCTCGAAATCTACGGCAACTTCCGGCCGCGCCGGACCATTCAGGCGACGGCGCCCTATGGGACGCGCGACTTCAATTTCGCCTTCTCGCTGCTGATGGCCGCTCTGAGGGAAATGTGGTCGAAGTTCACGCGCGCCCTCAAGGTCCCGGTTGGCGAAGAAGATCTCACCATCCCGAGCAGCGATGACCGGGCGGGGCAGGTCCTCGCATTTGATCTGGCCGGCAAGCCGGTTGTCGGGGGGCGGTATGCGGAGCTGATGGCGTCAGCATCGGCCGCAGCCATCGCAGCCGCCACAGCCAGCGCAGCCGCTACCGCCGCCGCTGCCAGCGCTGCGGCAGCGGCGACATTTGATCCTGCGCTTTACTCGACGACGGCGCAGATCAACACGATGCTCGCCGACTACGTGCCGACAACGCGCACGATCGCCAGCGGCACCGGCATCCTGATCAACGGCGGCGCGTCGGCCACGCTTGGCAGCACGGTGACCGTATCGCTCGACCTGCCCGCCAAAGCCCTGGCGCAAGCGGTGTGGACTGCTGGCGTTGAAACGGCTGAAGCGCCGATCAGCCCGGCGAAGCTGGCGGCAACAATCGCTGCCCTTGTTGGTTCCGGCGTCATGACGCCGAAAAGCGTGCAGACGCTGCTCACCTCCGGCTCCTACACTCCGTCGGCTGGCACGAAATATGTCATTGGCATCTTGGATGGCGGCGGCGGCCAGGGCGGCGGTGGCGGCGGCGGTGCCAGCGGCGGCGGTGGTGGCGGCGGTGGTCAAACTATATTCATGGCAGTGGTCGACCCCGCCGTAAGCTATCCCGCCACGATCGGCGCCGGCGGGACTGGCGGCAGCAGCAACCAAAACGGGCTAGCCGGCGGGACCACACAGGTGACCATCGACGGAGTGACCTATTCGGCGACCGGGGGTGCCGGCGGCGTCAAGGCGGGCACCGGTTCGGGCACCCCAGGATCGGGCGGGGCTGGCGGATCTGGCACAGGCGGGATGTTCAATTTCACGGGCAACGCAGGGGGGGCCGGGGTTTCGGGCACCCCCGGAGTGGGCGGTACGCCTTGGCTACCGCTAGACGATCTCAGCGGGCACGGCGTTGGCGGGGCCGGCTTGCTAGGCGGCAGTTCTGGCTCTGGCTCCGGCGGCACTGCTGGCGCTGCGCGCTTCTTGGAGTTCAAAAAATGAACGCACTAGTCCTCGACGCCTCGGGCGTCGTCATCGACTCCATTGTTCTCGATGATACAACCGACCCGGCCGCCTTTGGTGCCGTCCTGGCGCCAGAGGGCGCCGGCATCGGTTGGCAATACGACGGCAGATACTGGACGCCGCCGGTCGAGCCGATGCCCGAACTTACCGATCTCCGCGCCGGCAAGCTCGGGACCATCGTAGCGGTAGCCGATGCGCTGCTCGCCGCTGGCGCACCGGTCGACGGTGGCCTGCACGTCGCCCTCGACGACGGCAGCCGGGCCGACCTTGCCGCCATGGCCGCGACCGCAACGGCCGCCGCCAGCGGCGCGGTGAGCTGGCCCGACAGCTACTCGCGCGGCTGGATCACCATCGAGAATCTGCGCATCCCGCTTGCCACGCCCGCGGCTGGCCGGACGCTCGCCGCCTCGGTGGGCGACTGGTACGCGGCCGTCATGCAGCATCGGCGCGATCTGAAGGATGCCGCGCTGGCGGCCGAGGACGCCGCAGCGCTCGACGCCATCGACATTTCCGCCGGCTGGCCGGCCTGACAGGAGGCATCATGCGAGCGACTTCTAATTCCGCCATCGAGAAAATCAAACAGTGGGAAGGGCTTCGCCTCCGCTCCTATCAGGACAGCGCAGGCATCTGGACCATCGGCTACGGCCACACCAGCGATGCCGCCTTCAAAGTCGGTCCCGGTCAGACGATCACCGAAGCCAAGGCGGCCGAACTCCTGCGTCTCGATCTTCGTGAAGCGGAGCAGGCCGTCGACGACGCGGTGACGGTGTCGCTAACCGATAACCAGTTTGGCGCACTCGTCAGCTTCACGTTCAACGTCGGCGCCGCTGCCTTACGGAAGTCGGCGCTGCTGAAGAAGCTCAACGCCGGTGCCTACGACGCCGTTCCGGCGGAGCTTGCCAAATGGAACAAGGCTGGCGGCAAGGTCGTTCAGGGACTGGTCAACCGCCGCGCGGCGGAGGCTGGCCTGTGGTCGACCGGCGCCTTCGTGGCAAGCGCGTCGGCGCCGGCAGCGGCCGGGTCGACGATCACCCAGGCTGTAACCAAGCCGGAAGTCCTTGGCGCGGTCACGGCGTCGGCCGGCGGCATCGCCACGGCGGCATCAGGCAGCGGCCCGCTATCGTGGGCCATTGCCATCGTCATCGTCGGCGCCGCTGCCCTGGTGGCCTTTCTGATCGTGCGGAAGGAGCTGCGGGCGTGATTGCGTTAGCCATCAAGAATTGGCGGCTGGTGTTGGCCGGCATCATAGCCGTTTCCCTGCTGCTAGTCGTGTGGGCAATTTTCGAGGCCGGTCGAAACAGTGAGCGGGCGAAACAGGATCGGGCGTCCACGGCCGCCCTGCGCGACAGGAGCGCGATCGACGATGCGGTACGGACCGATGACGATGTGGCGCTTTGCGTGCGCCTTGGCGGTGGCGACGACTGTCGGAGCCTGCACCACGGGCGGTAGCACCTGCGACGGCTGGCGGCCGATCCCGCTCCAGCCAGCGACGGCCGTCTACCTCGTCGGCCATGACCGGCCGGCCGGCGAAGCGATCGCCGGGCATCAGGTTTTTGGCCGGAAGAAGTGTGGATGGAATTGATGCCGGACTACCTTCGCAAGGAACTGACCATTTCCAACGTGGTGTTGATCGTCGGCATTGTGCTTTCGATCGGCGGCGCCTATGCCTCATCGCAGGGGCGCGACGCCGAGCACGACCGTCGCCTTGCCGAGCAGGCCCGGCGTCTCGACGACGTCGAGACGCAGATACGCGAAGCGCGCGAGACGTCGTCCCGCATCCTGCAAGCGGTCGCGGCCATGCAAACGGACATCAGCTACTTGCGCGCGTCCGAGGACAAAAGACGCCCCTGATGCGCTGCGACAGAACGCGAACGTCGTGTCACCCGGCATAGTGCATGTGCTTGAAAGACAAATTCACGAGTGACACGGCAGTGTTGATTTTATTGACTTTCTTGGCAGCTTCCCAAGCTGAACACGAGGGTTCGATTCCCTTCACCCGCTCCAGCTCTCTCCATGCTTTCAATGAATTGACCACCTCCGGCCGCTCACTCCTCGGGCGACCAGGCGATCGGCACGCTGTCCTTGGGGTCGTAGGGCGACTTGATGAACACCGCCTTCCACGGCGTGTCGCCGCGGTTGACCACGTGGTGGCCCTCGCCGGGCTCGCAGCGCAGGAAGTCGCCGACCCCCAGCACGTGCAACTCGCCGTCGACATACATGTGCACCTCGCCGGCGATCGTCAGGAAATTCTCCTCGACGTGCTGGTGCTTGTGGGTGGAGAAATGCTGGCCGGGTTGCAGCGTCACCACGCCGACGTCGATGCGCGGCCCGCGCACCAGGTATTTGGGACCGTGGTCGCCGAAGCGATAGGCGTGCTCGTCTTCTCGGGTCTTGAACAT